CCACGTACGCAGGGATAGTACCGTTCTTAATAGCTTGCTGTAGTTGTGGGATGGATAACTTTTGAGCCATTGCCACACGAGCGTTCATGTCCGTAATCATCACATCATCCTTTCATGGCGTTATACATGCCCAGCGTATCGAGACCGTCACCTTCTTCAATCGCGCCGCCTTCTGCTTTATTCATCATGTTGTACATACCGTATATACCCATACCTGCAGTGCCTAGACCAGCAGCTTGGGAAACCATACTTGGGTTTTGATACATAGACTGCGCAGACTGCGACATTGGCAGACCACGATAGATGTCAGACATAAAGCCCAACTGCTTGTATGGGTAGTTCAAACTGTCTTGGTATTGTTGGTATGCAACGTCCAGACCGCGTTGTTCTTGTGCTTGTTGCAACGCACCAGCTTGCATCTGAGCTTGGTTGATAGCCATTTCTTGACCAAACTGTGTTTGACCCAAAGCACCAAGTGTCGATGCTGCAGTGCCTGCTGCGCCAAGACCAGCAAGACCATACTGTCCTGCACCCACTGCGCCTTGAACGCCCTGCAGTCCTGCTTGCAGACCTTGCAAACCAAGGCCTGAGCCATATTGCATAGACTTCATGGCTTGGTCGTAAGCAGATTGAGAGCCTTGTGCTTGAATGCCAGCTAAAGCTGTATTGCGATTACGTTCGTTTTCAGCCCGCATCAGGGCATCGCGTGAACCACCAAATGCACCGGCAGCAGCGCCCTGACCCATTGTTTTTGCGCCAGTGATATCAAACGCACGATTAGCTTCTTGCTTCTGCAGGTCAACCACGTTCTGCATGTAGGGTGACATATAAGCACCCACTGCACCGGGCGAAGTAGCCATGCTTGCGTATTGACCACCAGCACCAGCAGCTTGTGCGCCATAACCCAATGCAGCGTTTTGTAACCCACGGGCTTGTTCAGGGGTTTGCAACGCCATTTGCCCGACTTGTGAGGCAAGGTTAGATGCCTGTGAAAGCTGTGGTGCGGTCATCTGCCCAGAGATGTTTTGCATGGCTTGACCTTGCAGCGGGGTAAACGCAGCAACTTGCTGACCACCATACGGGGTATACGGATTGTTGTTGAGGTCTGTTAACGCAGCAGCTTGCCCAAGAGAACGTTCTACATAAGGACGCGCATATTCAGGGATAGATGTCGTTGTGACATTTTGCTGGGTAGGTGTTGATGATCCGCCGCCGCCGCTCATAGTAATACCTCTAATATTATGTACTTTTCGTTAAACCCAAACCGCCCTAACAATCTAGATACCGAATCTCTTGCAGCGCATTCTATTTTGGTAGCACCATTAGCTCGGCAAATGTTTTCTAGCTGTTTAAACGTATCTTCATTAATAATTGCTTTACCACCTGTACCAGTAACAAAAGCTACTCGATGGTTAGGACGATTTATAAAATCTACGGTCATTGCGCCGTGAATTTTATTTTCATCATCCGTTGACACCAACAACATCCACTGCCCAGTTAATACATATAACTTTATTTGCTCAAGGGAGTAATCCCCTTTTGCATGTACTTGCGATTCGGCTAAATACTCGTGGACCAGTTCCCAAGTCTGCGCAGCATGTTGAAGCGGAACGTGCTGGATTTTCATGCTGGCAGATGTCTGTACGCCTTAGAATCAACTGCTACTTTACCTTTACCGACAGATTTTTTGCGGTTCTTCTGCACACGATTCATCATGGCATACAAACGTTTTGCACCGGCATCAGTACTTCCGTTACCAAGCTCAGAAACAATACGAGCAGGCACAACAAACTCACCATCAGCAAGGCGAGCAGGCTGACGAGCGCCAATTTGAGCAGGTATGTCATCGCTTACTCCATCGCCGGGGCCTTTCAACAACCGACCACCGTCAGAATAGTCACCAAGATGCCCACCACCTGCGTAGCCTTGATACAGACCTTGCATCGGGTAATGTGGTGCCATGTTTACTGTTTGGTGTGCGCCAACTTTATCGCCCATGCCGCTCGCATCATCAGGGCTTTGGTAGCGTGTACCAATATCACCACCCATTGCGTAGGACATCATTAAACCGCCGTTTGCAGCACCGCCTGTATCTTGGTTGGGCATACTGCTACGCATAACATCAAGCTCTTCGCGCATTTTCTCAAGCTCTGTCTTTTCTTTTGATGCAAATGGCGATTTAAAATCCCCCACATAACGCCCTGTCTTTGGGTCATATCGCAAGCCGCCAATACCAGCGTTAGGTTGGTTTGGATCAGGCAGTGGAGTTACATACCCGGGAGGGTTGCCAGATGAAGGTAATGCTACAGGAGCCGTTCCAAATGCAGGTCTATCCATGCCCGGAATTTGCATTGCTGCAGGACGAGGGTTGATGTTGTATTGCTGGTTAGCGCGCTGCATCATCTGTTGGTTATACGCAGCAACCTCTGGAGTCATTCTTGAAACGGCTGGCTGGTACATATTTGCATCAGCAGGAGTCATAGCTGCAACACGATAATCTTGTGGATTCCCACCTTCAGCTAGACCAACAATACCGCCATCAGCTTTGTTGTAATCCTCTACGGGTGTAACAGCCCCGGCTGTATAGCTGTCTTTAAAATACGGTTGTCCGGGTTGCCCAAATAAAGGGTTCATTTCTCTGTTAAATGTGTAGTCTCTGATGTTACCTTCGTCTGGCTTGTCGGGTTCTTCGCCGGGAGCCATCATACCGCCAAGCGCACCACCAGCTAATGCGTATTTGTTTTGGGTTAAAAAGTTACCAATGCTAAATGGTTGTGATGCAGCGGCAGTAGTTGCAGTGCCTAAAGCTGGTGTAGCTAAAGGAGCAACCGTCATCGGAGCTGCAGCATTAACCGCACTTGAACCAAGTACACTAGGAATTCCGCCGCTAGTAACGGAATTAGTAAGTACGTTTTGTCCTAAGATAGAAGGCGCGGATGCAGCACCTGCTCCCAAACCACTTGCGCCAACCGCAGGGTTCATTATTGATGCGCCTGCAACACCCTCAAGACCGCCACCAATACCGCCAGCAACGGCGCCTTCAGTAGCTCCCGCAATTCCGCCAGCAGCGGGCATAAACGCCCCACCTAGCGCTCCACCAATACCACCCATTAAGGCGCCTTGCAGAACATCTTTCTTTTGTAGTGCAGCAATTCCGCCACCAAGGGCAGCGCCCATTAGCAAACCGGCTACGATAGGTACCATAGTTTCACCCAAATAGGAGATTAGTTAATATTATCATGTAGGTAGCCGCGATACAAAGGTTATTGAACCAACGGCTGAAGGAGCTGACGGTCTAGCATGAGGAACGGTCTGGGCTGGGATGTAGTCCATGTAAACGCCGTCTACAGGACCAACCGGGTTATACGCCTGATTGGTTTCCCACCAAAGTTTAAACGAGTCGCCAGCGTTAATTTCAAACACAATCGACGAGTAGGCGACTATGTATGTGTAAACACCAGCACTTTTACGGGCAGGCAAAGAAAACTTGCTTGTTGAGCCGTCAACCAATGAACCGTTAACCTGCAGCCAAACATGGACGTCATGTACTGTGTTGTCAGTATTGGCAAACTGCAGGCTGTAGTCTATTTTATACACGCCACTCACGCTCGCAGTGGCTGTGTTGTCTATGTTTAGCGTAAACCCGTTGCTAGAAACAAGCGTATCCCAAGTCACAACCGTAGGAGTGTCGTTGCCAGAGGCATACTGCTCACCATTATCTTCAGCGGCAATGTACGGGAACTGCAGGCTACCACCACCTGATGTACTACTTAAAGCGCCAGTGAAGTTATCAATCGAGTTGAAGTACAGACGTAGAATGTTCGTAAACTGTTCGTGAAAACGAGCCTCATACTCCCCGGGTGCAATCGGCAAGTTCGGTGCTTTGGGGGCTAATAGAACGCCAGTCTTGGGAGGAGTAGCCATAAGGGTTTACCCTATCTCCTACCGTCGTTGCGGATGTCAATTCGGGGAGTGCCTAGCTGCCATGAAACCCCAAGCGTGTTGGACTCAATCCTAAACGCCATCTGTCGCCCACGCAGCCTTGTATATACCTGACCGTCAAACTCTTGGATATTGTACGAACTTGTCAGGCTATAGTTATCCGCGCTTCGAACGGCAGGGTTGTTTGCTACACCGTATGGCGTACCCGAGTTCTGGCGGGGTTTAATAGTCATGGTTACAGCGGGCTGGTTGACGTTCGAACCGTTGAAGTTAATGTCCGGCAAGATACGCCAGATAAATCCAAAGTTATGCCCGTCACCAATATCAAAGTCAGACGACTGGATATACGAATTAATAGGCAGCGGGGTAAGACCAGCCACATCATCCACGTTTGACTCATGGTACAGCATACGGTTGTTGTAATCCGCAGCCATTGGGAATGAACGAATACCTGAATCAAGCCAAGCCGTACGCCCAAGCGAACCGTAATACCAGACCTTATCGAGGTAGTTATAGATTACGTACTTATCCACAACGTTCGAGTTGGTTGAGCAATAGAACCACCAGACCTCGTTGTAGCCTTCGTTGCCACCTGAAAAGATCTGAAATGCCTGTGTCTTGTTTATATCGTTAAAGATATACTGACGCAGCGAACAGGGCAGCGTTTCAACCCGACCTGAGTATTGGTAGAACTTACCGTCGCCCATCCAGTACGTGATGTTGTTGATCGTAATGGCAGAGTTCGGCGAGATGATAGAGATGTTGTCCATCAAAATATCAAACTTGTAGACGTAGGGCGGTCCCAAGTACTGCATGGTGTACAGCGCCGAGTCTGTCCAGACCAAGATTTCTTGGCGGGTGTTAATGCTTGTAATGATGGTTGACCCGTGCGACAGGCGGAATTCACCTGCTTGGTTAGTGATGTCAGGCACCCACTGGTATGGGTTTTCTTGGTCTGACCAACGCACAAGCATGGGGTCAAATGCGGTATTTGGGTCGGTTGGATCGTAAGGGTTAGCACCAAAACAGATTACAAACCGCTGAATAGAAGAAGCTGACACTTCAAGCGTCTGGTTTGGTACAAACTGCCCACTAAACCCAGCGGCGGTAGAAAGCTCAGACAACAGCGCAGCACGAACGCTAATGCCGGTTGCTGCAAACCAGTAATAAACCTCACCGTTTCTAGGTGCGATAACCAAGTTCTGACCAAAGTTGTCGTTAGTCCAGAGGCGCAGCTGTTGACCAATACCACCCGTACTAGATGCCGAACCCCAGCCGCCACGACTCCAAACGCCAGCGCCCCAGCCGTTACCCGTCACGTACACATCCAAACCTGTTGTGATCTGGTACTGAGCAATAACCGCAGCGCCACCGCCTGTTGCCGCGCTAGACGAGAATGCGTCAGTGATGTTGATTGTGTACTGGTTGATGCTAATGACGTTAAAGACCTGATGCTCGCCGTTTAACTCAGCGGCGGTAATGCCACCCACCGGACCTGTGGCACCCGAGAAGGTTACAAAGTCGTTCTGCACCACGCCGTTGCTGACGTCAGTGACTGTAATCGTCGATGAGTAGACAGACGAGCCTGACGAATGCACTGCCTCAGTCGTGCCGTTGTACCCACGGATCAAGCCAAGTAAGGTGTTACCAGATTTGGAAGTGTAGAAAATCTGTTCAAAATCAATTAGCAATATACCGGGTGAATTTGGAAAAGAACTAGCGTCTGTAAGGTCTAGGCTGGCAGCACCCACTAACAGGTTTGCAGATAATGTATTTGCCGATGTAGAAAATGGGTTGCCACTACTAGGGGGTACAGCGCCCAGCATGGGGTTTACGGTCTTGCGAATAGGCGTAATGTCGTAATACAGACCACCACGCTCAAGGTAATACTTAAGGTTTGTGCCAACGCCTAAGTAGTTGGTGTTGTCTAGCGTCACCCAATTCCATAGCGAACGGGCAACGCCGTAGAAGGTTTCGTTCGACAACCGGATCCAGCCACCAATCTTCTCAGGAAAGCCCGAGCGGAAACGGATCTTGTCACAGTCAAACCAGCCTCCCTCATTCGCGTAATCAGTTCCTTCGCGGTTCACACCCGGACGGAAGGTAAGTTTCTGTAACGGCATAATAGTTATCCAAGCATGGAAGTTGCTTTGATTTTAACTGCAGCGACGCGGTTGAGCCAGCCTTTACCGAACGTCTCGAATGTATTCAGGCTGCGGTAGAAGTCTTCCTTCGCTTGGCTGAACTTCTCAACCAGCTCTGCTTCGGAAAACGAGTTCACAGCAGCTAACGTCATAGGTCCAATACCACCGTCAGGGGTAGCACCAACAGCGGTTTGCAGAATCTTAGCGCTACGACCGGGGCCAGCGTTTACGGCAAAATCAAAGACCAAGTAATCAATACCTGATGGCATCTCGTCGCACTTGCAGGCATCCCAGAACTTGCGCTTGTACAGAGGCTCAACCATTTCAGGCGTTAGGCTACGCATCTCTTTCTCGTTAGACTCGCGCCCAACCCAAGCTTCCCAAGTTGCTTTGGTAACTCCCAAGTTAGTCATGCCTCCCGGGTCGGATGGGTGATTAACGAATCCTCCCTCGCTTGCCAACATTTGCTCAAACGATTTTTGCCAATTACTTGCTGCCATTTTCGCTTTCCTTTACTTTACGTTTCTCAACCATATCTGCAACCTTTTCCACAGTCCTGCCACCAAAGTAGAAGGACATGATGATGATCCCCCACTGACCGAGCAACTCAACATACTGCTTGTGGGTGTCCATATCGAACGCTGACATCATCGCAAAGGTGAAGTAGCCACCCAGAATGATCAGAAGGGTCATAGGACGAATGTTCTTGGACAGCCAAGAGTCTGATGCCATGTCCACTGTGTGGCGCTTGGTAAGCTCCTGTTGCTCTTGCATGTCAGCATTAAGCTGTGCAAGCTGCCCAGACTGTTGTAACTCTAGAAGCTTGAGCTTGGCGGCTTCTGCGGCGTTAGCATCTGGAAATATCTTGTCGATTATCTTTGAGCCAATGCTTAGGATATCCATAATCGGTAGCATATTAGAACCTCACGTTTGAAAACCAAGCTTTTACAGCTACCCACTTGGCGTTACACCACGCCTTAAATGCTTCCCATTTTGCTTTCATTTGTCCATCTCCGATGCGGCTAATATTATTCGGGTCTTGACGGATGTTAAGTCCCGTGGTTCTTCTTTAAAACCTACAGTAATATACCCAGCAAATTTACCAATCTCGTTTGGGATTGGCGCACGACAAGCATAAGTTACACCCACAGACTTAGCCCACTCTCCCGCAGGTGTGGACGATTCAAAGTTACGACACGCAACTTCATTGTTCAGCATACTAATTACGTCTGCATTGCGGGTTGGGCTTGGGTTAAATAAACTGACTGTTAAGCCTTCGAGCTTATGGTTGCGTTCGCCGTTTGCCATTGCAAGCACCGTAGTGCGACTGTTCGTGGCAAGATTTACTTTATGAACGATCAATCCAACGCCGTTTACATCTTTAATTAACGAGTTTGCCAGCGGAATTAACTGCTCATGGTCTTTGAGTTGTGGCATCGAGTTGCTTGACTTGATTGCAGCCAAGATAACCTGACGCGAATCCCAAGCAAAGTATCCGGCAAAAGCTATGGTTGACAGCAAGATGACGGAAACAAGTTTAAACGGGTTATCAACCCACTTGATCAGATCAAGGATCTTGTCGGTCATGTCGCGTGGCGCAGCTTTTGGTGCGGGCTTAACCGCAGGCTTTCGTACCGCCGCCCGTTTTACTGCCGTCTTAGCAACTGGTTTCTTTACTGTAACCATATTTATGCCCAAGGCAGAGGCGCTGGTGTCGCTGTTAATGCACTTGTTACCACCGATTCGGTTTGTGCTGTCTTCTCTGGTCCAAGCGCTTGCTGCACCCACTCGATAACCTGAGCTTCTGTGAGCTGGTCGTATGGCGTGTAAGGCTGACCTTGCTGCGCTGGGTAGAAAGTTACGCTGGAATCAATGGTCTGTGTGTTTGTGCCATCTGTAGCAGAACACGCCCAACCCACCTGCCAAGCAAAATCCGAATACTGATCGACTTGCGGGATGATGACCATGCTAGTAATAGACCAAGTAGCCATGTTAATTCCTATTTCAAAAGGTTCTGTTGCGATGCAGCAAACAGGATCTGCGTTGTTGTTTCGTTTGCCTTGACCATCTCGTTACGAAAGCTCTCTACCGCAGCTCCGGTCTGGCGTTGTTGCTGACTGTTCTCAATCATAAGAATTGGCATCCACGACATTGCACAGCCCCACTCATCAATATCCGCACCTGTTTGAGGGTGCTTGCCACGAATCTGGGTAAACCATGCGCACTTAGTCTGCAGACAGTCTTCCTTGACTAGCGGGCAAAACGAACCTTGTTTAATCTGCACGGTTAATCCTTGGAGGCGATGATGACGTCAACGTACTTTAAGTTCATTGTTGTAGTGTGATAGTGCGTATCGCTTGAGCCGGTGTTAAAAATACTAAAAGTTGGGCCACCAGCTTCACTTGTCAAGAACGCCAAACCGCCCGGATCAAACGCAGCGCGAGAGAAGTTCACGTTAAAGTTCGGGTTTAAGGTATGGCTGTGGCTTGGCATCTGCGCGGTGGTAAGAGAAACGTTGTTAGAAGCAACGCCGCCCGCCGCAAAGATTGTGGCAAAGCCCGTTACACCGCCTGAACTAGCCGCGCCGTTAACCACGCGCAAAGCTGCGTCAGTGTAGGTTGTAACCTTTGTCCAGCCTGTCGGTGCAGAAGTTTGCACAAACAACATAATCGTACCCGCTACAAATGGAGGCGTGACAACCGTACTTTCTAGGTAAGGCGTGACTACGTCTGAGCCGTTACAGACTAACAAGCTTTGCGAGCCAGCAGATACCGTGGCTGCACCACCCGAGGCGGTCTTAATACCTACCGTTGCGTTCGATGTGTTCTTGACCAGATAAGTCTTTTTCTGGTTAGGGATCGTGACATTTCGTGTAACACCGGGGGTTCCAGATACGTTCAATACAGGGCTTCGAGCTTCGTCTACCGCACCGTTAAAAGATGTAAGTACTACGTCAGATGCAGTGACGTTGACGTTTGTAATGCCGGTAATGGCCTGTTCTAGCAGGGTGCCAAGGTTGTTGTTGGTCGTCTGACCCCAAGTTCCTGACTGCTCACCGTCACCGATAAGCTCGATTCGCAAACTTGGCGAGTAGGTTGATGGCATCGTAGTTCCTTATTGATCGTCGTTGACTGGAAGCCAGCCGGGGTTTTGACCGTTACTAATTGAGGTCCATGTCGTAGACTGCGTATTGTTTATCTGCACCCAAGCACCAGTCTGGTCATCGTCAATTCTATACCAGCCACGTACCACTAGGCTATCAGAAAAGCTAATAGAATCAACAACTAAACCACCGTAACCGGCTGGCCCGGTGTACGCATCGGAAGCTGTAAGTGCTTCTGAAACATTTGTAGTAAAGGTAAACGTAGCGTTTTGGGTGTCGGTTAAAGACAGTGACTCCAGCAAAGCCGAGGCAAACACCGCACTGCTTGCGTATACGTCAGATAAAGATAAAGACTCGTCTAAGTCTTCGGTAAAGTCTACCCCACCAAAATACTCGTCTATGAAAGAGTTTGTATCTGTAACAGTTACAGGCAGGCTCAAGCCACCCGTCAGGTCATCAAGCAGGGAAAGCGCTTCGGCAAGCGCTGTGTTGGTATCGGCATTACCAAAATAATCGTCAGAGAAGTCGGTGTTATCAAGCACCAACAGGTAGTAGTTGAAGTTCGAAGGCACGTCGTCCG